AATTGATTGATCATCACCGATATTGATTGATTGACCAGCTTTAACTTTGAGCATATCAGTAACACCGATGTTAGCTTCCCGCTTACCGATAACCTCTGTGATAACGTCACCATTTACTTTAGTCTTTATGTTACCCTTTACGTCTATTAATAGATCTTTTCCAACATCCAGCACATAATTACCCTCACATTTGACATTAACGTCTCCATCTACGGTTAAGTTGCACTTTCCGATTATATAGACAGTGTTATCCTTAGAGTGTACTGTATACCCATCACCAATGATTGTATCTATTTTAGATCCATCCTGTATGATATCAGATGACGTACCAGAGGTATGTGTAGTAGATATTCTCTCATAACCAGGTGTATCATCTAGTTCTATTACATGTCCACATTCAGTTTCGTTTACGTTATTGTATGGGTATTGTGGTCGACAATATGTACTTGGTTCTGGTATTGATACGCTTCCATCTTCGGTAGGGATAGAATCTGGTTCAAGTGTAGATAGATGTGGGGGTAAGGCAATAGGTATGTCTGTAACTCCTTGTGCTACTCGACTTGTGTATGGAAATGAGACAGTGCCGCTTGCAGATTTTGGTGTATCTGATCCAGTGTTTCTTGGGTATATTGCATCGGGGTCTTTAAAACCTTCTCCGTCTTGTGATGGTTGTGTACTTTCTCCAGGTAGTGAGCCTAGTATTAATGCTTCTTGTTCGTTCGGGCCGTCAATGAATGTACCAAATACCCAGCTACCTTGTACTAATCCTATTGTTTGGCCTACTCCTGACGTTGATGCAGATGTAACAGGCATGACAACATTGTACCATGGTAGGCTTTTTGTCGGTAATAGTGTAAGGTCTTCGGTGTGTTTACCAAAGATACGTACACGTACACGATTTAATTGTGACGGATCTTTATTATCTTCTACGACTCCTATAAAGAATTGCGGGTTTGATATCATAATGTTGTTTCAGGTTTGAGTGAATCAGTCTTACATACTAATTCTGTGGAATGTACGCCATCTTGGAACGTATGGGATGCAGAAAAGATAAGGTACTGACCCGATAACATAAGATCATACATCTCTGTGTCTGATTTTCCAGTGTATTCCTTATAGATCATAGGATCAGTTGCTTTCGGGAAATGTAATGATACTGTCCTACCAGGATTTAATAAGGTATCTCCCATTACAGTGAAATTGTGTGAACACGCATCATAATTTGCTATGTATGCACGCGATATATGTGATTGCTCTTCGGCCAACTCATTCATATTCTTTTCGCCACCATTATATGCCGATCTATTCACGTAATGATACGATATATTCGCTTGAGGAATCTTATTCAACGGTGAGGTAGCCTCAGATTCACGCTTATTCTTAACAGATTGCGCGTGTCCTCCATCTTTCTTTGACGTAGTATGTGCACTCTTCAGAGTTGTTGATGCATCAAATATATGTTTCCTATAAGTCTTCGTTGCAATATCAATATAACGATTCTCAGATGCAAATGCTCCTTTCTTTGCTTGCAATGTAGGCGCAAGACCGATATTTGAATTTACCTTCAACATCTGAGTAGATCTCTCTAGATAGTTGGCATGAGTATTCGGAGTAGTAACTAGTTTTTCTTTATTGACAAACGTTTTATAGATAGGATTCTCGACCCGGTCATTAATATAACTCAAAGGCATGAGCTGCACAAAACCTGATAGATCTTGAAACATAAAATACGGAGTACGATTAATATCAGCGCCACTGTCTAATACCGAAATAGCAGCTTTAAGTGGGTTTGAGATGTTAATGTTGCCATTAAATTCGGTACCACAATTGCCGAACGAAACAAATTTAGATACATTTAAATCATCCCGCATGATACGCTCAATGATAGACACATTCGTACCTGATACTCTTCGTGAAATTGTTTTAAGAGGTGCAATATAAGCATGCTCTGATATAGCAACTAATGTATATGCCTGAATCTGAGAGTTTTTAGAGTTTCTGGCGTAATCGTTATATTCCTGTACATAAAAAGTATAAGATAACGTGCGTTCATTATTAAACGATTTAGTGGCGATCTCGATAGAGAGCACCTCGTTACCACTAATATTAAATTCTTCAATAAAGTTTGACTCATCACGAATACCTACCTCACACACAAGTGAAGGAGAGAACAGACTCTCGTGGATCTTAATATAACCTACCATATTACGAATGTCCCGGCGCTGGCCGTCAACATTTTCCATAATACATTGCGTTAGTTGGTAGGCAGAATTCACTACGGAATTGCCTTTTTCGTCGACTAAAGCTATATTAAATTTATCACTCATTCAGTAGTTTCTTAAATCCTCGGGTAAATGATTCGATGTATTGCGGACCAGTCGCCTTTATAGTTCTTCGCGCGTCATTTCGCTCTATCATATCATCGTATATTGAGACATAGTTACTTGCTTCAGGACCAGCACTATACTCGCTTATCTCTTCGCTAATATTTGTTGGATCATAGTAATAAGCAGGAGCAAGAGATCCATCTTTCCAGTACTGTGTACTAGTTAAAGTGTAAAGGCTGTCTATCTTGGCATCCGGCATCGTTTCAAAAAATGCATTCGGCCTAAATCTTACAGCAGCTAATCTTAGCTCATCGATAAAATTTTGGCGAAGAGCATCTGCAGCTGCAGTGCCATCACTAACAAATTGCACGCTAAAATCCTCCGCTTGCTGACCACTATAAAACATATCTACCTTTGATTCAGCTGAATATTTAATATCCCGCGCGCCGACATCTCCAACTTGCTCATTAATAGTGTCATTCCCCTCCGGATCTGTAAAACGGTCGCTCGCATGCCACGTAATGTCGCTATTGTCAATCCAAATAAGAGACATATTAGAATCATAGTCCGCTATCTTAGCAGAAGCGAAAACTTCTACGGCTCCCGCGTTTTCGTATCCTATTCGTTTACAGAGTCTTAAGTACGGCAAATAGCTTTTGTTTTTTATAGGAATTCCTAATATAGTAGACCTTCTACCATCATCGTCAGCCTCTCCTACAGGAAACCTAAATGCCGAAATGTTTTTATATTGGTTGGCTATATGATTTTTAATCTCCGAATCACCTTTTGGCCATGCTGATAAGCCCTCTTTTAAGAAATCGTTGCTAATAAAAAATGTCCAATAGTAATCAGGTGTGCCATAAAGGCGATACGACAGTGTATCAGGCCTTTCCGAGTCTAGAATATCAATAGTTGAATATGCGAACGTGCTTTGTGCTAGCCTATCAATTACTCCGACATATCGGAAATAATCTGTGATTGTGTTCTGTATAGCATCGTTCTGTATGCTATATACAGTTTTAGGGAATTGATTAAAAAACATTATGTTATTTTTAGTTACTTGTCTTCGGGTTCTCCGGCTTTAGCTTCAGCTGCAGTAACGGCATCACTAGCGGCTCCGGTTAACCTATTTAATAGTGAGGTGGCTATACTCGAGACATCATTACTCAACTGGTCATAGGCTTCGTCATCGCGGTTTATTCGCGATCCTCCTTCTAGAGCGTTGATTTCGTCGCGATCGAGGATTTTTGTTTCTTGAAATTGTATAGAGACGTCAATTTCATAAGGAGACATGTCAGTCCGGAATGTATTTGACGTGCTATTCACAACTACGTTTACCGCTGTAAGATAGCACGTGTAAATTTTAGGCATGTAGGTTAATTCTTTACCATTGCGCGGATCCATAAACCTAATAGTCCATTGGTTTGGATATTGCTGCATTACAGAGCTAATGCCGTTTAGTTTCGAAGCATAAACTTGTTCTCTAAAAAAAGATTGTATTTCGTTTATTTCGTTAACTTCGTTAGTGTTTTTTCCGATCATTTTAAAATCAAATTGGAAATTGCGCAAGGTATTACCACTAAAGGCTGTATTTGTTCTAGGATTTCTAACACTTTTATTGGCAAATTCAATCCCTGTAGCTATATCATTTGCTCCTAAAGTTTTCGCAACTAATATTGAAGCGCCCATCGCACCTAATCCTTCGGCTTGCTTCTTAAACATGCCCGCAACCGCGCTGGTCCTCTCTACGGCACTTCCGCCAGAAGCGAAAGCACTTGCAATATCTCCGATCATGCCCATATCAATTGTAGTATATGATCCTCCGTCACTAAAGCTTACCCCACCCGGGCATGGAAGATAAACAGATGACATCGAATCTGCACCTTTATATGGTTCGCACGTAAATTTAATGTACGGCCTTTGTTTTTCAACTAACATGTCCATAGGAAATATGAAATACGGCCGCCGAGGTCTCTGGGCTTGAGGCTGGACGCTCGCAGTCCCTTTATCCCAACCTTTCCCCGCGTCGTTAACGGCATTAGTTAGTACTTTTTTCCCTTTTGCTATTAAGTCTGCCATATAAATAAGTATTTAGTACTATTTATAATGAAACTATGGCGTATTCTGGACGATATATAGTAAAGAACCCAAAAAAATACGAGGGTGATTTTAACAAAGTTAAGTATAGATCTCTGTGGGAGCGGCAGGCATTCAAATGGCTTGACAACAACCTTGGTGTCATAGGTTGGTCTTCGGAAGAAGTCATCGTGCCGTATCGGTGTAAGACTGATGGAAAAGTACATCGCTATTTCGTTGATCTCTTTATTCGCACAAAGAATGGAAAGGTATTTCTAATAGAAATTAAACCTAAAAAACAAACGCTTCCACCTAAAAAACCATCACGAAAGACTAAGCGCTATCTCTCGGAGGTGATGACATACGCTAAGAATCAATCTAAATGGGAAGCGGCTACAGCCTATGCGAACAAATACGGAATGACGTTTGAAGTGTGGCACGAAGATACTTTGAGGTCATTTGGTATAAAAATCTTATAAATAAAGGTGAATGGCCACATTTATTAATAGGATTGAAAACCGAGCTACTGTTTCCGGAGTTGAGAGAAACACAAAGGCGTCTCTCGCATGGTTTAAAAAGGAAATCCAAAACATCACTATGCCTAGTAGGCCTAAGTTGATGTCTGACGAGAATTTTGATTATACGAATAAGCCACTGGTCGGCCGGATGTTTATGTATATCTATGATCCAAAACATAAGAAGACTTTGCCATACTACGATAGGTTCCCACTAATTTTCCTGATAGACAGAGCCGAGGGCGGTTTCTATGGCCTTAATTTGCACTATTTGTCGCCTAGATATAGAGCAATATTCTTTGATCAATTAACAGAATATACTAATAACGAGAAGTACGACAAAACCACTCGGCTGAGGCTTAAGTATAGCTTCCTTTCAAGTAATGCAAAGCTTAGGTATTTTGCTCCATGTTTTAAACGCTATCTTAGCAACCACATCAAATCACGGATCGTAGAAGTACCAGCCCAGCACTGGGAGTCGGTCCTATTCTTGCCATCAGAGCAATTTAAGAAAATCAGAGCACAAGGTGCATGGGCACTATCTAAAAAACAATTCACTTAAAAACTTATGGGATTATTAGACGACATTAAAAATACAATCAATCCAGTCACGATTGATCAGTTCAAAGCAACTATTGGAAAACGTGGGGGTATTGCGACTACAAATCGTTTTGCTATTACAATCACACCACCGAACCAAGCTCTATTAAATCTTGAGGGATTACTTGGTAATACAGCACTAATAAACGATCCACGCGATATTAACATATTGTGCCAATCTTGCTCTTTACCTGGAAAACTGATTTTGACAGGTGATTATGATGCATACGGAGCCAATCCAAGGAAATACCCACAAAGCTCTATTCAGGAAGATGTCACGTTTAATTTTTTACTTACAAATGACTTTTACGCTAAGAAAGTGTTTGATAAGTGGCAAAACAGTATTGTTGATCAAGTCACCCAACTAGTATCTTATGATAGCAAATATAAGACTGATGTTTTTATTCAAGAATTAAATAAAGATAATACCCCAGTATATGCGGTTCGTTTGCGCGATGCATATCCTACTGCAGTGAACAGCGTGGATCTTTCAAATGACAATACTGATGCTGTGGCATCAGTAAGTGTGACTATGACATACGATTATTTTGAAACCGAGAAAGCTATGAAATCACTGATAAATAGTACTAGCGACAAGCTTAAAGTTTTTAAGCGGCTAATATAAATTATAAATGAAAAACATTATGGTATTACCAACAATTGAATCACCTAAATATTTCCTGACTATTCCATCAACAAGCGAATCACTTGAGTTTAGACCATTTCTCGTAAAAGAAGAAAAGGTTTTAATGATTGCACAAGAAGCAGGAACTAACCAAAGTATGAT